CAGACCCACAACTTGATGAGAATGGACAATTAACAAATATTACATGGCCATTATCACCTGAGGAACAATAATGCCAGGAAGTTTAAATTTATCAAAAATTTCTACTACTGAAATAGAAACAAATGAAATAAGATCATTAGATGCAAATGTTTCGATATCTATATCAAATACTGATATCAAATTGCAACAATTATCTTCTAATCCGGTATCGGCTACTGCTGGACAAGTGTATTATAATACTACCGATAATGTAATAAAGTTTTATAATGGTACTGAATGGTTGAATGTCTCACAAGGTTCAACTGATTCTAATTTTTTCGAAAATGACGTAGTTTTAACATCATCATACACTATTACTACAAACAAGAATGCTTTAACTGCTGGACCTGTGACAGTTGCAAATGGTGTGATCATCACAGTGCCTGCAGGCTCAACATGGACGATAGTATAAATGGCAACAAGTATAATCAAGACAGATGAAATTAGAAGACTGAATGACCAAGTGTTGATGAGTGATGGTGTGTTGTCAGGCAATGTGGTGTTTCCTGCTGGGCATGTTATTAATATAACTCATTTTCAAAATTCTACAAGAACTACGGTTCCAAGTTCTGGCCAAACCCTTCCATATGTTTTATGGAATGCAGGAACTTTCAATAAAAAAATTACAAATAGTTTTTTATTTATTGAAGCACAACTACCTTTTTTAAATGGAAACTCTTATGATTTTGGTCCGTTTTGTAGAGTGGGTGGTTCATCTGGTACAATACATTATGATGGAGTAGTTTTTTCACATTACAGTAGTGATGGTTTAACATCTACTGATACTATTAAAACAGCATTGCATTATCGTGTATATCATTATGAATCGAATTTATCCGGATCTGTTCAACTTGAATTTGGATGGAATCCGAGTAATGCCTCTACAGGTGATAGACCTGGCGATGTTTGGAATCCAAATTCATCAGACAACGCTAGGTCTAGACAATGGACATCAGATGCTTATGTATGGGAGATAGTTTACTCATGAGTTTAGTTAAAGTTTTAAATGATTATTATCCAGGATTATGGAGTGCATTTCCATCACCTACGAACACAATAGATGACTATAATAACATAAATTGGTCAATTGAAAATCCACCATCAAAAGAAGAAATCCAAGCAAAAATCGCAGAACTAGAAGCAGCCGAACCAATGCGACTTCTCCGTATTCAACGCAATCAACTTTTACAACAAACAGATTGGCGCTTTCGTAGTGACCTAACACCAAGTCAAGAATGGATTGATTATTGTCAAGCATTGAGAGACTTGCCTGCAAACAGTGAACCACAATTGGATGAAAATGGAAATCTTATAAATGTTAATTGGCCAGTACCACCAGGAGAGTAACGAATGCCAAGTGCTTTAAGAATCAAAGAACTAAGAGATTTGAATGATAATGTGATGATGAGTGATGGAGCATTGACAGGCAATGTTGTGTTTCCTACTGGACATATCATCAAAGCATCGGCAATTGTTAATAATACTAGAACTGACATTAGGGGAAATGCAGGTAATAGAAGTTGGACCTGGGGAACATTTACAAAAACAAGGTCAGACACAAATATTTTATTTAATGGAACTTTACTTATGCATGATGATGCATCCAATGATTCTGATGCTACTGGTTTATATATAGGTTTTAATAGTGCATCTTTATCAGATCTTAAAAAAAGAACATTAAGTAGAATAGATGTTACGGGTACTAATTTTAAAGAAAGATTTTTACAAACAACAGGATTTGCTTCTGCCTCTGAATTGCCTTATAGTGAAGTATATACAGTGAGATGGGGTGTTGATGGTACTGGATCAAATTACATAGCGAATTATTGGAACCCCAATACTTCTGATGATAGTAGATATATGGATCAAAGAGAAAGCACTTTGTTAATTTACGAAGTAATGCCATAAAAAGGAGAATCTAATGGCAGTTAAGATATACGGTTCTAATCGTATTGATTTAGATGGTAACAATGAAACATTCAGTATACGTGCCACGGCTGATGATGAGTTGAATTTTTACAAAGGTGCAAGCACAAAGTTGATGGGAATGGATGCAAGTGGATTTGAGAGTAAGCCGAATTTACCTGCTTTTCACGTATATAAAACGGGTCTTAATTATAGTGTTCCAACTAGTTCAACAGTGTATAATGCTAATAATATAAAATATAACATTGGGAATTTTTACGACTCTACAAATAAAAGAGCAACAGCACCTATTGCTGGGTTATATCATTTTCATTTTTTTGTTAATGCTTATAGTGCATCCGGTCAAAGACTGTATATAATATTTACTCTAAATGGTTCTTTTTCCTATTTTCCAACTATCGGTTATATAGGTAATGCTAGTGACACTACTTATGGAGGAACCCTGCAACTAAAATTAGAAGCGGGAGATTATATTGAAGCAAAATGGTTTGTCACTGGGTCCGGTACAGCATCTAATGGTGAATCATATAGTGGTTTTTTAGGATATCTTATTGGTTAACAATATAGTATGAACCTTCGAACAAAACTACATCAAGATTACTTATTATTAAAAAGTTTATTCACCAAAGAGGAACTGTTTTCATAAATAATATTAATCTTAAAATGGTAAAGTAATAACTGGTAATTTAGGAAATTAATATGAACCAAATTGATAATAAAGAAGGAATGAGAAAATTTCTAGATAGCACTGGTGTTACACTAGAAGATTTAGTTAGAGAAAAAAGAAATGAACTATTAGCAAAAACCGATTGGAGGGTTTTACCAGATTATGTTGGAAATGATCAAGAACAATGGATCATATATCGTCAAGCATTAAGAGATTTTCCACAAAACCAAAATCCAGATTTAGATGAAAATGGTGATTTAACAAATATCAATTGGCCAATACCACCAGGGAGTAATCAATGGGAAAGGTAATAACAGGAGAAGTAGTTCCATCAAATCCTTCGAGTGGAATAGAATTTTCAGGTAATGCTGTTTTTAGTGGAATTAAATCAGCAGATATAAAGATTCAAGACACCAGTTATTCTAGATTAGAATGGTACAATGATAGTGACGCAATTGATTCGAATGATTATTGGATTGCAGAGCATCATAATGATGGTGGTATTAAAATAATGCGCCGAGATAATTCTGCATCTTCATGGGGAAATAATTTAATTTTAAAAGCCGATGGGAATGTAGGAATAGGTACTCAGTCTATTTCAGAAAAATTAACAGTTTCTGGAAATATTACAGCAAGTGGAGATGTTACTAGCACCTCAGATGTAAGAGTTAAAACTGACATAAAACCTATTACAGGAGCATTAGATATAGTAAATAAATTAGAAGGTAAACGATTTAATAAATTTAATAAACCAGGTATAGGATTTATAGCACAAGAGTTAGAGCAATACATGCCAGAACTTGTACATACTGCTAATGATGAGGTAGGTACAAAGTCAGTAAACTATGCCAATATGGTAGCATTATTGGTAGAAGCAATCAAAGAACAGCAAGTTACTATTAATAAATTAGAAAGTAAATTAAATGGCAACTAAATTAACTTCAACTGGTGTAGAATTTACGGGATATAATACAGACCCCTCTAATCCTATTGATGGACAAATATATTATAGTTCTACTGATAAAACTATGAGGCAATATAATGCTAGTACAAATACTTGGAATGCTGTTGAAAAAACCAATTCTACATTCAAGTATCGACAAGTTATAACTACAAGTTATGTAATGTGCGGATATAAAGAAGGTACACCATATAAGAATGTAAATAGAATGGTTCATAGTACAGATGTTTGCACTAATTTAGGAGATCAAATGGCATACACTGCAAGTTATAGTGATGCTGCTCCTAGTTTAACTAAAGGTTGGATGTTTGCAGCCGCTAATGCTCATAGTACAGCAAGTGTTAATGTTATTGCATTTAATTTTGCAACAGAAACTGGAATTGCTGCAAGTAGTAGTAATTATATGGCACAAGCAAGAAATGATGCTGGTACAGCATTCAAAGAGCATGATTATGTACATATATTATCAGAAAGTAATACAGATAAATTTAATTTCACTACGGAGACAAGTGCTTTATCTGGATTAAGTATACTAGGTGATGGAACTGGAGGCGGAGTACAAGCCATGTGCGATGAAAATTTTGCATTAATATACAATGATGGAAGTGGACAAATTTTGAACTACTCAACAAATTCCGTATCATCGGGACAAGGTTGGGGTGTTTATAATCAACAAAAGCCAATAAACACTAAATTAGGAAGAGGTTACTGTGGACATGAAGGAACTTATAATGGTGGATATAATTATAGATGTTGGAGTTTATCAGCACAAAATTATAGAACTGTAACAAGACCTATGGGCAACACAGGAGAAGAAAATTTTGATATGGGTCAAGATTGGCAATATTGCATGGGTCATTATGACGGCGCTCAAAATAATAGAGGACATAAATTTTTCTATGCAACAGATTCTGGATATGAATTGGGTAGTGGAAGTTTAAGGACAGGTATACCCGGTGGTTCCAGCGGGGGTTGTGTTTGGAAAGGATGACATGAATGAACTAACAACATTAGATGAAAAAATATTAGATAAAGCAAAATTTCATGACTGGTCTACGCCGGAATTTAAATTAAGATATTTTGTTTCTAAAAGTCATATACACCCGCTACATCAACTAAAACAATATATGTTAGAGTTGAATAGTAAACAAGATATGGCAGAAGTTTATGAAAAAGAAATAAAAACATTTGAGATACAAATAGAAATAGAAGAAGAGAAAAAATTATTAGTTACTTATAAAGCAGAAATTAAACTTTGTGAAATAGAAATAATAGATTTAAAAAGAAAAATTCTATCTTCTAAAGAAAAATTAAAAACTGCTTTGCGAGAGCGTGACAAAATTTTAAAGTTAATAAAAGAGTTTAACGATAGTCCGCAAGGTAAAGACAAGCATGGAAATTTATATATAGAAAAAATAGATGATGCTGATTACTTTGAAGAGAATGAAAGAGAATATTGGGAGTATAGACTAGCAAAACAAACTGCAATGGATATGATTGCTTATGGTAGAATTGGTGTTGGAAATTTGGATGCTATAACT